CAAAACAATTATTCTTGTAGATTACAAAACCACACAATCTGTGAAGCCTAGAGACTTTACCAGCTCTGTGAAGAAGTATCAGTATGAGCTACAGGCATCTTGGTATAAAAGAGCTTTTGAGCGAGCAGGCTTTACCGTTGCTGACTTTTTATTTGTAGCACAAGAAAAGAAACACCCTTACGCATCTAAAGTATTTAAAATGAAACACGAAGATATGGATGCTGGGTGGTTAGAGCTTGACAGGTTGTTAGGCGAATATAAATCCGTTATAGAAGGTAGGAACTTACCTACTACATATAACACACCAGAATTAGTGGAGATAGAATTATGAGTATAGATAAAATAACACCAGAAGATTACAACAAGCTTCCTACAGATTTCTCAGAAACATTAAAAGCAGGAAACATTAATGATAAAGACTGGGACAAGCAGATAGATGCTAAAGCTTCTAACCGTCAAATAGGTGGCGATCATTATAAAAAATTAGCAATACAACCCGCTGAGTATTGTTATAAAAATAAACTAAATAACTTAGAGTCTGAAGCAATAAGCTACATTACTAGAAACAGATTCAAAAATGGATCTGAAGATATTAAGAAAGCTATACACAGTTTAGAATTGTTGTTAGAATATGTTGATAATTTAAGTTAAATTTTTCATTTAAATCCTAAAAAGAAAGGGAGCCGAAAGGCTCCCTTCTTATATACACTATAAATTAACCATTCGGAGAATGATATAGAATGGATGGCTCTATACTAGAACAAATTTCAGACAAAAAAAAGGGGCTTGCGCCCCTTTCGCACCTAAACTACAAAGTCGGCGGGGACTTCGGTTTATCTCCACTCGGTGCTTTTGGACTCACAGCGCTGAGATATTCGCCGATTTTTGTTTTCTTTGAATTAACCTCTTCACCCTCTTTGTTTGTCCAAGTTTCATCTTTATGGTAGATGCCCAGGTCTAATGTCTTATTGACAAGAGAATGTACATCTTCAGGAAAAGATTTAAAACCAGTTGCTTTGCAAAGTTGCGTAAACATCTCATTCGAGATTCTTTTTGCTTCTTCACTTGCAGACCATAAAGAATAGAATTCTATATGATCTCTGTTGTTACGATTGTTTATTTCAAAAACAACCCTTACTGTCCAATTACCTGACTGAGACTTATATTTTTCAGCCGTAATGATTCTCGCACTATGTACACCAGGCGGTGCAATTTCTTTCTTATCGACAACGGGTGGTTTAGTTTGATTTTCTAACCACTCGACACCATCAAAATCACTCATCATTTCCTCCTATGACTTGAGTTTTAAAACCAAGCTTTTTAATTATGCTTGTCAGATCAGGTACTTCAAAACCATCTAACTTACCCGATCTATCTTTCGCAGTATAGCCTTGACCAACATCAGTCTGTAGCCATCTATTTTTTACTAAGGCCCCTTCATCATCTTGTTCTTCTATGACTCTAAGTGCTAACACTTCGTCAAAGAAATAAGTGATAGATTGTCCTAGTTTTGTACCAACCATTTTTGGTTCGTACTGCATGACATTATCAACATTCATCTTTTCCATTTTGGAAACAAATACCACATGCATATGCAAATCTCTATATGCTCTCATGACATTTGTACAAGTTTCTTGCACATTACCATAAGCCATTCTAGGATCTTTGTGTCTTGCTTTTTCAAAATTCAAAAGAATTTCTGACATCTCTGAAATAGAGTCTAAGCATACGGTATCGTAAACTAACTCACCTGTTCTGAGTGCTTCACAAATTTCAATAATTTCCTTTGCTTCTTTAACCTGAATAACATCTATGTCTTGGCTGTCTCTTACTGAGAGCAACCCAGACTCCATATCTATCATCAGTTTTTTACCAGGAGCAGTACCGCAAAGTGTTGTTTTACCGGCACCTGCAGCTCCATAAACGAGTATCTTCACCCCTTGTTGATTCACTAAAGAATCAGGGCTGACGATTCTATCTTTAAACGACATATCATATCTCCGATTAAAATTAATATTGACATATATTATAACATAAACTACTATTTGTAAAACAGACAGTTTCAATTTGTAAAGATATGGAGAAGAAACCAATATGGTTAGCAAACTATCACTTTCGTAATAAAGTGATATCTACTGCATATTTGAAGAAACTAGAAGCTATAAATATACAACCAAAATACAAGGAGAGAGAAGTGAAAAGATATACTTTAAAAGAATACATAGAATTTATTGGTAACAAAGAAGCTGCTAATTTATTTGAGTGTTCTATACATTCAATCAAAGCCTGGCGTTATGGCCATAGGCAACCATCCGTTGATCAAGCAAAATTAATCATTCGAGCGTCCGAAGGGAAGTTAGATTTTGAATCCATTTATGGTAATCTCGAAGATATAATTGCTGAATGTTCAACCTAAACTTATCTGAAGACGAAAAGCCTTTAGATTTAGCCTTAGCTTACTACGACGAAGGTTTGTCAGTAGTGCCGTTGTTAAGACAATCAAAAAAGCCACCAGTTTTTTTGGGTGGTTGGCATCAATACAAAACAGAAAGGCCCAAAAGAGAGACTGTAATTGAGTGGTTCAAAGATCGTGATGATCTTGTAGTTGCACTCATCTGCGGTCAATTTATTGTTGTTGATGCCGATACGCCTGAAGCTATGGGGTGGGTTGATAACAACCTGCCCCCTTCTCCTTTCAAAGTTGTAACAGGTAAGGGCATGCACTATTACTATAACAACCCTGAAAACTTCACTACCTTTGCTACAAAAAGAACAAATGATACACCAATAGAAAGACTAATAGATATAAGGGGAGAGGGTGGATTAATTATTGCACCATACAACAAACATGCTAACGGTAATTTATACAGACCACAGACAATACCAGAATGGGATATACATGATTTTGACGATCTACCAGACTTTACAGAAAAAGAGTGGGAGCAGATAACAGGTAATGGAAAAAACAACAACGGACAAATAGTTACTGCTCCTTTTTCTTTGGATGGTGTAAACGAAGGGTCGAGAAATGATCAGGCTGCAAGACTAGCAGGATATTTAATATCGAAAAATCTGAACTTAGAGTTTGCAAAATTTTTCATGCAATCTTGGAACACACAAAATCAACCGCCTCTTTCACAAGCAGAAATAAACTCTGTGGTAGATAATGTAAAAAAGACACACGACAGAAAGAATCAAAGAGCTCCATTATTTACTAAAACTAAAGAACAAATCGTGCCACCAAAGGATTTATTTAATCCACCAGGCATATTGAAAGACATGTTCAAATTTTGCGAAGAGATTGCACAAGTATCACAACCTGAATTATCAATAGTGGGTGCCTTGGCTCTTGCAAGTGTCAGTTGTGGCAGACTATACCGAACAACTATGAACAACTTTGCTTCACTATACTTTATGGGTATTGCGAAATCAGGACAGGGTAAAGAAAATATAAAATCCTTTGTAGAAGCTGTGCTGAATATGTCAGAACATACAGAGCTTGTTGTGGGTGATGGTTACACATCTTCAGGTGCAGTCCATTCTATTTTGCGTTATAGACCAACACAAATAACTATAATGGATGAGTTCGGCAAAAGATTAGAAGCAATCGGCGCACAACAAAACACCAATAGAGAAGATGGTATTCAAACATTAATGGAAGCTTGGGGTAGATGCCACGGTACTTTGCGACCTGATAACTATTCTTTGATGAGCGTGCCGGAACAGTATAAAGATCAAGCCATGAACCGTGTCACACATAAACCAGCTATTACTTTAGTTGGTCTTTCTGTACCACAAAATTTTTACAAAGCTTTGAACTCAGGTCGTATAGCTGATGGTTTTCTTAATAGATTTTTAGTAGTGGAATCAAAAGAACCAAGGAAAGTGCAGAGATTAAAAAAGTTCAAAAGCCCACCGTTACAAATGGTTAACTGGATCAACTACATCAGAAGATCTAGATCGGAGTTTGGAGGTATAGAACTCAACAATGCCGAGCTAGACTTTCGACCACATGTTATACCTTTTTCACAAGACAGCGAACAGTTACTTAATGAGTTTGCACAAGAGATAGTGAAGAGACAGGAAGTCTTGGAAAAAGATAACTTAGAACCCCTATTGTCAAGAACAAGAGAAAAAGCTATGCGGTTGTCCTTAGTATGTGCTCTAGCTAGTAATGCTGACTGCAAACAAATACCAGGAGATGTGACACAATGGTGCATTGATTATGTTCGGTACTATGACTTGCTTTTTATTGAAGCATGTCGTGACAAAGTAGCGTCTTCGGCTACAGAATCAAAAATAAAACAAGTCTTGTCATTCATCAGATCGAGAGGGGAAACAGGTATATCTAAAAGAGAGGTAGACAGGGGTGAGCTTTTTAGAAGTATGAAGTCTTATGAAGTTAAAGAAATAATTGAAAGATTGAAGAATGCTGGTGAAGTGCAAGAGATGGATATCAAGATCGGAGGAAAAGGACGGCCTACTAAAAGATTAGTAGCAGTTGACCCAACATACTATGAAGATTAAGAACAATAAATATCATGTCACTATTAACAGATATGTAATACGGTCTTACGTTGTCAAAGCAACTGATGAGGAATCTGCAGCACATAAAGCTAGTCTGATTTTAGACGATGAAAATAAAGAATATATCGAAGAATATGATGTGTGGGAGGTAGAAGAAAGTTATGAAGAAACCAAGTTTTGAAACAATAGACGATCAAAAGAGAGAAGAACGAGTAGCTGGATATCTCGAGGGTGCTTGGGATGTTACCTGCCATAAACTACCAACATCCTATGGTTTGGACTATTGGATCGAATCAAAAGACAAATGTTTTTGGTGTGAGGTAAAGTGTCGATCTTTTAGTTTTGACAAATACGACACATTTATTCTGTCGGTTGCAAAGCTAATGAAGGGTGCTATGTATGCACAATCAACTGGTATCCCATTTATAACCGTATATGCTATGACGGATGGCTTATACTACCATGAATGGGATCCAGATTATGTTTACGATATAAGGATGAATATATCGCCTGATCCTACATATGAAGACGATAATGAGCCATATGCTCACATACCTAAAGATATGTTAAAATGTTTAAGTGATAAGCCACTAGGCTTAGATAGGAGTGAAATAGGAATATGATAGACAAATTAAAATCAATTGTTGGTGTGGTAGCACCAACATTAGCACAGGGCTTGGCAAATCCAGCAGGTGCTATCTCAGGTTTAGCTATAAATGCAATAGCTAAAAAATTAGGAGTAGAGGCAAACGCACAATCAGTAAGTAAAGCTTTGGGCGAACACCCAACAAAAGAACAAATGTTAGAACTTAAAAAAATTGAACAAGATTTTCAATTAGATATGCAACAGTTAAAGTTAGACGTTTACAAAGTTGAAACCCAAGATATACAAAACGCTAGAAAAACATTTAGTGGCGATTGGACATCTAAGTTTTTAGGGTTAGTAGTTATAGGTGGCTTTATGGGTTATATATTTTTAGTAACAATACAACCGCCTGAACAGAATAGTGAAGCTTTAATTAACCTTGTGTTAGGTTATTTAGGTGGGCTGGCAAGTGCAGTCATATCTTTTTATTTTGGTGCTTCACATAAAAAGGACGAGTAGTCTGTTGACTAGCGTAAAGCT